CTGGGTTTCTTCCCAGGTTTTCTTCATCTTGTCCTTGGCGTCGGGGTCCATTGGACCGCCGCCAGACTTCTTCGCGAGAATGCCGCCGGGCCTGGCACCGTTGCCAAAATAGCGCGCGCCGTATTTCTCCGCAGCGCGGGCAAGACCAATTCCTTGTCGGGCAAGTTGAATGGGGCTGAGGCCATAAACGCCGTTGAAGCAGAACAGCGGAACATGGATCATGTCCGCGGCCTTGATCTGGCGAACGCGGCCCTGGGCCTCCCCGTCTGTGGTCTCGTAATAGAGTTCTCCGTTCGCGCCGTCGCGCTTGGGGGTGGTCATGCGTGGGTGCAACGGCCAATAGGCAATATCACGACCAGCGCGGTCTCGTTGAATTTCCGCGTAACCGTTGCCGGTCAGGGCCATGCTTCCAGTCAAGGCTTCCCAAAAGGTCAGCGCAGTCATTTCGCTGTTTGGTTCGTAGCGAAGTCGATACGCAAGATCGTTGTCCGTCTCTTCCTGCCGGCCGTTTTTGGATACCCGGTAAAGACGACAGGGCAAGGACGCTACGGACTCGGCAATTACGCGCGTACATGCGTAAACGGTGATCTCTTGGAGCGCGGTCAGCTCGTTGATTACTTCGCCGGAGGCCGTTGGCTCACCGCCGAAGATCCAAGAAATCCAACCCGCCGCCGAAAGGGGAACCGCCGGATTGTTGAGTGGATCAGCGCGCAGTTCTTTTACGAAAGTGCGCACAGCGGAGCCAAGTCCCATGTTTTTTCCTAAAGTACGAACGGATCGAAGTCGTCTGTGATCGGAGTCAAGATCGCTCGGCCCAGGGCCATCGCCAGGGCGACCATGCCGTCGATCTTTTCTCGGCTCTTGCTCTTGTCGAGCTTGATGTTTCCGGCGGGATCGGTCGCGGCCATGCAGTTGCTCGCCATCCAGCGCAGCACCGGATTGCCGCCGTGCGCGAGTTCGCCGGTTAGCACCAGTTCCAGCAAGCGCTTGACCGGAGAGTTCATGTCCACATAACCCTGACCGAACGGCACCATGGTGAAGCCGTCGCCCATGAGCTGGGTGACTATCTGCGAGCTGTTGTAGCGATCAAACGCAATTTCCCGAATGTCGTATTGCGAAGCAAGTTCCTGAACCTTCGCGCGGATGTAGTCGTAGTCGATGACGTTGCCAGGGGTCAGGTTGAAGTACCCTTGGCGCTGCCACAGGTCGTAGGGGACGCGGTCGCGTTTGCTGCGCTGTTCAATCGCCTCTTCGGGCAGGAAGAAACTCGGCAGAACAGACCACCGCTTGTCATCGCCGTACGGTGGGAACAGGAGCACCAAGGCGGAAATGTCTGTCGTGGTAGACAGGTCCAAACCGCCGAAGCAAGCCCGGCGTTGAAGGGCAACGGGATCAACCAGGGTTGAGCACGCGACCCACTTGTCGGGCGGCATCCACGCGGTGTGTTGGTTGGTCCAGATATTGAGCCGCAATCGAAGAAAGCTGTTTAGCTCCGCTGGGCTCGCCTTGGCCTTGGCCGCCGCTGCCCTCAACTCGTCGAGGCGGATCGTGGTTCCAAGATTCGGGTTGGACTTTGGCCAGTTGGCCTCGTCTTCCCAGTCGTCGGTCTCATCGAGACACGTGATCCATGCGAACCATGTGTCGTCTTCAACAATCCCTCGCAGCACTTTGATCGAGTAATCGTGCTGCTGATAAAAAACACTATGCCGGTCGTACCCGGCGGTGGTGATCGCCAACATGAGCGGCTGACGCCTGGCACCTACTGCAGTTGCAAGAACGTCCCACAGCAGACGGTTTGACCAGGCGTGAACCTCGTCCGCCACAATGCAGTGAGGATTCAGACCGTCGAGCGAATCTTCTTCAGAGGCCAGTGGCTCAAACTTTGAATTCGTGGCCAGGCAGTGAAGGTTATCTCTGCACCGCTTGAGTACCTTGGAGAGACTCGGCGACTTCGCTACCATCCGCACGGCTTCGCCGTGAACGAGCCTCGCCTGTTCCTTCTTGGTTGCGACCGAGTAGGTTTCGCAACCTTGCTCGCCGTCTGCAACGGTCATGTACAAAGCAATGCCGGCGGCCCAAGTACTCTTTCCCTGCTTACGGGCCAACTCGACAATGGCGGTGCGGAAGCGGCGAAACCCTGTGTCCGCGCGGAGCCAGCCAAACAAAATCCACGTCATGGCTTGCTGCCATGGAGCGAGCACAAACTGCTGCCCCGCCCATTCGCCCTTTGAGTGGCGAAGGAACGCGAAGAAGTCAATTACCCGTTGCGCTCTGGCGCGGTCGAATCTCAGACCGCGAAGATGGCCTTCTTCGAGGTCTCTTTTATGTCGCTGGCAAGCGAGCCGTACAAGTTCGCCGGAGACAATCTGGCCGGATACAACACCATCGATAAATTTCTCCGCGGGGTATTGTTTATTCGGAATAGCCATAATCCGGTTCGGGTTCCCTTGTCGTTTGCGGTGCTGTTTCCACCGCGCCGATACCGGCCATGAAGGCCTCGAAGGGGTCCGTGGATTGGCCGTCGGCTTCTATATGCAGCCGCGATCTGCTCGCTGGCGTGAGGCCAAACTCCGTGGCGAATTTACGCATTTGGTCGAGGGCTGTGTTGGCGATGCCAACGTATGGGTTTTGAACGGGGTATCCAGACTTGGGACTTTTTATAACCGTCCCGAACTTCTGGATGTTCAACTCGGCGGCAACCCAGCGCGACCACGCCGAGCAGTAGCCGGCCAGTGCAGCCCGGTCAATCAGTGTGAGCAAGCCCAGCGTGAGAAGCTCGCCGGAGATGCGCCGCCATTCAACTTTTGCTTCCTTGTCGAGGTGGCGCGGGCACGTCGGTATCCCGCTCGGCCTTGGCTCAGAAGGATTCAAAGCCCTTTTGCCCGGATTTCCTGCGAGCGCTTTAAGAGCGGTCGGTTTTGGTCTGCGTCCTGCCATCAATCACCTAGTCCGTCGCCGTCCAGACGCTCCACCTCGAAGCGCAGGTTGGTAGCGCCGAGCTGCGGCAACTCAGGGCGAAAGAGGGGAGGCCTGTCGAAGGAAGGCTCCCAGGTGGCGCAGCGTTCATCCTGCGGAACCCTGACCGCGAGGCCGCGGTCGAGATCGGCCAGCGTCTTGAGAAGGAGGCGAACCCCGAGTGGGGCGAGTTGCTCCCGCCAGAGGGTGTCGACCGTTTCGCCATGCCGCACGAATACGTGTTCTTGGGCCGCTATCGGCCCGGCGTCTATGGAGTCGGTGAGCCAGTACACTGACCCGCCCGCGACCCTGTCTCCGCCGTGAATCGCCCAACGAACCGCGTCACGACCCCTGTGGAGCGGGAGTAGGGACGGGTGGTAGCCGATGGCCCCAAAGTTCGCTTTCGCACGCGTCTTGCGGCCAATGAGATCGTGGCTGTGGGCGGCGACGATGATGTCGGTGCCGGCGGGAAGCGACTCGGCCCGAACCTGTCCCTGCCACGGAATCCCGAGCCGTTCAGCCGTTGCCCTGACCCGGTCGAAGATCTGCGACCCGTCAGTAGAGAGGTGGCCGGCGAACGCCGGGGAGGACACACCGAGAATTCTGTACTTCTTCGCAACGGCTTCGAGAACGCTTGCGCCGAACTGCTTCTGACCGCAGAGGAAAACGTTCATTGGGTTTGCTTTTCCTCGGGCGGTCCGTAGTAGCGAAAGCCTTGTATGGCGCGGAAGTGACCGCCGAAGCCAGTACCAGGCGCGACGATCTCGCTGCCCAGCTTGATAGCAGAGGCCAAAGTAGATGCCGCAGATTTGGCTTTGTTGCCGCCGTAAAGGGACGCAGATACCTGTGCCCACTTCGGGTCGCGGCGAAGTCCAGCGCAAAGGCCGGGGTGCGAAGTATGGAAGATGGTGGTTAGGGGCTTGCCCCACTTGTTCTCGCCGAGCCGCCACATCTCGCAGACCGCATTCAGAAACCGCATGCCAACGCCGGCACCTTGCCACTCCGGCATAACAGTAAGCCGCGTTCCGCGTGCTTCAAACTGCCCGCGCGGAAGAGACTTGGTCGCCATGGCCAGATGGCAAACGGGCTCCCCGTCAACTGTGCCAACGAAGTATTGTGCAGCCACCGGAAGCGGCAGTTTCAAATAGTAATGCGGCGCAAAGAGCGGCCAATAACTTGAATCTGTCTGCCATATTTCAAGCTCGAATCTGGGGCGTCGCCAAAGCGACCCCCTGGCGAAGGTCTGCTTCGCGGTGTCGTAAACCCAGTCGGGTTCAATCCAGTCAATGACGTCGTAGTGGCAAGAGAGCAACACGCATTTGCCGCCCGTCCGCTTCCACGCCTTCTGAAATGCGAGCGCGCCAAACTTGGCGATCTGCCGGTCGACAACAGAAGTAAACTCATCAACAACAATCCGCTCGGGCTTCTCACTGATGATCCGAGCAAGGTCGGCGCGGAATCGCTCGCCATTGGACAGAGCATAGTAAGGACGTAGCCAACAAGGAACGGAGCCCAAGCCGACAGCGGCAAGCGCGCCGGTCACCGCATCGAAATCGCCCTCCGGGGCGATGGCATCGACGATTGGTTTGTCAGCCGGCCAGCCATCGGGCGAATAGAACGCGTCTGGCCCGAAGATCTTCCGGCCCAGCGAAGACTTGCCCGAACCTGAAGGGCCGACGATAACGCCCAGCTTCCAGTCGCGGTCGTCGATATCCAACTCCGCATCGAGGTTGAACTCAGCGCCGGACTCGGCATTGAAGAGCGACTTTACGCGGGCGGCACGGTAGCTATTGAAATCCTTACAGGAGTTGCGTACTTCAATTTTCACTAAGTCACCACCACGCGGCATTCAAGGCCAAGGTTGGTCAGTTGCTCGTAGACCTTGCGCTGGTCGGGCTCGTCCTTGCAGATACAAATAATGCCGTACTGCGATTTGTACCGGCCTTCGAGTGTCTCCGGTCCGGGCGCGCCGGCGGTGTCGCAATCTGGCGCGATGATCTCGGTAAGCTCCGCCGCGGAGAAGAAGGGCTGCAGGTCGAGGCCTGTGGACAACTCGGCAAGGTTCGCTGGGTCCCATTCCAATCCCAACTCGGCGGCGCGATTGTCCGCGATGGCCAGTGCCCTGGCCTTCGGGTCGTCCAAGTCGAGGTCGGTACGCTTGACCACGACCAGTTGGCTTCCGTCGGTCTCAACCAGAATCACGTTCTGATCAATGCCGGCAGCGTTCGCGGCCTTTACTGTTTGATTCCCGGCCAGTACATTTCCGTTGCGATCAACCAGGACAGAACGGCCCGCGCCGAAGTCGCGCAGGCTGCGCGTCACGGCGTCTGCGCCGCGCTTGGTGCCCTTGTTGGCGTTGCGCTTGTCCGGGATGAGGTCTGAAAGCTGAGTCATTCGTCTCTGGATGGGGGTTTATACCCCCGGTGTTCATTTCGCGGGTGTTCACGCGAGTCTGGCGTACGGTCTCGCGCAGGCAGGGTCAGAACCTTTTGACCCCCATACCCCTACGGGCGGCCATTCCTATTCGCCTCTGGCCGTGCGTGCGCTATGGTGCGGCTTGCACAGCGCCATGATGTTCGTTTCATCGAACTGACGCTCGGGATGCACAGCAACCTTAATCGGGTGGTGCAGCTCCGTTGCTACGGTGACGATGCTCTGAGCTTGGCAATCAACGCACAGTGGATGACGTGCAAGGTACGACTGCCTGAAGATCTGCCATGCTGCGCCGTAACCACGGGAGGCAGATGATCCTCTATACAGGTCATACTGCCTTGCGGTGCTGCTCTCTCTGTGCGTACTGCACCAGCCGTCAAGCGTCAGTGAAGCGCAGCCAGGCATCCTGCACGGTCTTTTCGGAGAGTAGGGCATGCGCTGAAGCGCTTACTGCTTTACTTCTGCGGCGACTTCGGTGTAGATCGATGCAACGAGCGGGAAGAACGTTCCCTTGAGGTAATCAATGAAGGCTTGCACATCCTTCCAGGTCTGCAGGTCTTCAGGCAGGTTCAAACCTTTCGCGCTGACATCTTCAGCGCCGTCTGCAATCAATCCCTCGGCCTGCTTGACCAAATCGATGACCGCTGCCTTGACGGGCGTCGCATCCTTGATCGCCGTGTTGATGACCGTCACGAACTCCGCGGTGCGCTTGAACGGAAACTCGACTACTGCGAGAGTGTCCTTGCCGATTGTCTCGGCTACCTTCTCGAACTCATTCATTTGTTGCCTCTCAATTGCGCGGCGGGCGGCCCGTGAAGGACCGCCGCGGTTCCGCGCCGGCGGGGTTGCTGCTGATGGATAGAAAGCCCGGCATTCAGGACTGCGGCGCTATATTCGTTGGCGCGCTCAGGCTCCGGGCTGCCTGGAATCATGCGGCCATCTTTCGGCTCTCTACAGTTTCAATCTCCAATTCGGAGGCCATCAGACAATTTCCTGCGAACTTCAGTTTCCAGCGCGCAAATCGGCGCTGTGCAGCCGAGTAGGAAATTTCCATGCGCATCGCGGCTTGGGCCAGAGACAATCCTGAACGGAGACAGTCGAAGAGCCGAAGGTCAGCCGGCTTCTTCAGCACGGCCCGGACGACATCGAGTTTTGCTGAGGCGCATGCTATTCGCTCCGAGTCAGATTGCAGGTACTTCTCATCCTCGGCTCCGTCAGCGGGCTCCAGAGACGACAGTTCAAATTCAACGTAGCCTCCCTCTTCGTCCCATGTCCCCAGCTGAGAGACTGGAATCTCCGGGCATTCGTATACGTTGGCCTTGAATGAATCGGCGCGAAGATTACGGATGACCGCGCTCAGCCACTTCTGGAAGTTAGTTCCAGGCTTGTACCTGCCCAAGTCTGTCATCACTTCCAGAATGATGTCTTGAACAAGGTCATCCTTGAACCGTGCGGGCACGATATAACAGGCGCGTTCGACATAAATGCGAACAGCGGTCCAAAACTGTTCCTTGTGCGCGACAGGGTCTGCAACAAAGTTCGCGTGGATGCGATTGAGGTCCCGCGCGCTGACCTTAGGCATGTTCAGCCACCGATCCAGTGAACGTGATGTGGCAGCGATCGGACAACGCGTTCAACTCCGCAGTAGTCATCAGCGTGACATTGAAACGAGGCTTCCAGGCGTCCCGGATTGCGCAGGCTTGCTTGTTGCCATGGGCTGCGGCGATAACAATCTGCTCACCGGGACGAAGACTCAGAGGAACGCGCCGAGCGTTCGAGGAATGAGTCGATGCAAGTTGATCGAGGGTTGTGTTCTGAATTGCGGGACTTGAAGCAGGACTTACGGGAGACATGAGGCGACCTTTCAGGCAGGCGCCGGGTCGGAATGGGACCGATCCCGGCGTGATGTGGTGCGGAGGATGAATTAGGCGGCTTTGGCGAAGCGGACAGCGGCGCGGATTCCGTTATGAATGTCCGTGTGTTCGCGATGAGTTACGAGCTGGATGTGATCGGGGTTTACGCAACTGCGGTTGAGACAGGTGTGGTGCAACTCCCAACGGTGACTCCCATCGGGGCAAGGCGTCTTCGGAACGGGTCCATGCACTGATTCCCACGCAACCCGGTGTGCGTAATCAGGCCTGGGGCTGCCTTCAACACTGATGGTCGGATACCGGCCCTGGCTGGAATGACTGCGCTGCCACTCCCAGCAACGGGTGACGATGTTGATGACAAACTTGCCCTGCATACGCTCCAGGGCAGACGAAGAACTACCTTTGACTGGCATGATGTTTCTCCTCAAACCGACCAGGAGGCCGGCAAGGTTAAGCGCGTCGGGCGCGCTCGAAGGTGGGATGTGGGGCCGAGAACGCAGGAAGGCGAGCTCGACTATTCTTTGCTGTACTCTAACCGGTCAATATCCACGGTGGCATTGGCCGTATGGCGAGCATTATTTCGACCGGCCCCTTGGCGGAATGTGTTCCGCGGAGGCCGCCTATGCACGTCATACCTTTTTGTATACCCATGGAGACATGTTCCAAACGTATCCTTGCGCTAGGCCGCGCGCGACAATAGACCGTGCTGGCTACCGGCTATGTCATTCTGAGCTTGCCAGCGACGGGCCGAACGAAGCGACGCGTGATCTGTCTTCGGCTCAATCTGAATGTTGCGGTTGAACAGGTGTGCGTTGCGGAAGCCCCATTCGCAATCCGGATCGTTTATTAACTTCACGATGTAGCTGATCCCACCCATTGCTGGATTGAAGGCTTCAACCCGCGCAAGATCTCCACCAACGGAGTTGGTTCGGCCAACTCCTTCAGCCCAGATTCCAGCAACGAGCTGGCGAGGGATTTGCCTGGCCGAAGCAAATGAAGCGTGGATGTGGAGCGGGACAGTAGCGCCGGTCTTCGAGCGCACCTCGCTCGCGTTCACGCAACATACCCTGGTACGGAGAGTACGCTCCATGGTGTCGATCATCTGGTCAAACTTCGAGGTTGCAGTCTCGGGCTTGACGTTCCAGGGAAATTCCAAAGTAGCGAAGAGCTGCCAAGGCACAGGCTGCAGCCATTCGGCGACTGCTGCCTGTGCGCTCGGGGTAGTCTGACACGTTGCGTTCATTCTTGATCCTCTGAGTTGTTGGTGTGGACCCGGCCCGCGGTTACGTCATGCAGATACAGTTATTCCTACAGCGGGGTCTCATTCAAGTCGCGGAGTGTAGGTTATCCACCATCATCTGCGCCCGTGATCGGGTTAGCTAAAATTGTGCTCTCGGGGGCCAGCTTATCAAAACGCTCATGCTTCCAATGCTGTTTCTATCTGACTGTTGGACGCCATCAGACAAAACGGTCAGTCTTTTTCCTGCCGCCCGTTTGCGTCTGTGGTCATGCTGCCGACGGATTGCTGTGGCGCTTTGGGTTCACCATGACGGAAGTTTGCGTCATGCTTTTCCGTCTTTGCAGATGAGCCGCGGACAATCTGCGAGTTACTAGAGTTACCGGCTTCCGAAGAAACCGGACGGATAAGGGCCGATAGCGGCCCCATTGCGGCGCGTAAAGTACGGATTGGTTCCGATAGGAAACCATAATGAGGCCGTAGTGCGATTTGGGCATGATCTGCCGAATGCCCAGATATGCCGTATTGACGCGGGGTTAAGCGATTCCTGGCTGTGCTGATCGATGATCAGTATGATCTAGACGTGGTCCGCATCAGGCCGCTATCGAGACGCAATCGGACCGATAAGTGATGATTGCGGCCGCATTGGGGCAAGAGAGTAACCTGTAGCATGTCAGCGGCGAACGGGTACTATCGGCATGTTTGATTTGCGACGACAGTCGGCTATCATCAGTGATGTTCCGCGAGCCACGGCGCTGACAGCAGTGGCGGCCTCGGGACCGCCTGCATCCAGGGAAACGATGTGCAGGCCGAGGCGATCCGGTAGCGTGACCGGTTATTCACGTTAGCCCACCGGGCGAGCGAAGTCCTGAGCAACCTGACGGCACTATGGTCGGGGGCGTAAGGCAGTCTGATCCCCAGTCAGTCGGAATCATGGCCCCTACAGGGGCATGGACTCGCTATGTCTTCTCTTGTTCTTCATTCCACGCCGCCCGCGCGCAAGCGCGGCGGCATGAGCCGAAATGCTTTCGGCGGCCACACCCGTCTCGACAAGTGCAACCTTCAGGGTCCTTCAGAAATTGATGGCGTCTTGATCGATGTAGCTTCCGGCATTTCGCCGGAGCGCACCGTCTGGTGTGAGGTCGTAAGAGACGCGGTGCAACAGTACAAGTTCCACGGGCTCGGCAAGAATGGCCCAACTGCTGATTCATTCTGGTCTGCGTGCAAGTTCCTGTTCCATGTCAGGGCCGACCAGCCTGAGACTTGGATGCCGGCGAAGGTCCTGCGTGAGACTTATCACGACGAGCACCTTGGCCGTAGGGGCCGTAGGTCATCACACGTCCAGATTCTCTCTGACGAGGTGCTCAAGGCCGGGTGTTTGGATTCGATCTTGGCGCATCTGTGCTTCCCGATGACGCTTGAAGCGTTTGTGCGCCGGCTCAAGGCCGACCGCCGCAATCTGCTCCAGCACAACTGGAAGCAGGTCGTCTCGTTCCTTGACATACCCGATGATGCGTACTCGATGGAAATGTTGGTCTGTCCTACGGGTCCGGTGGAACTGGCGACGCTGCTGTATGTGCGGAACGCGCAGATGGCGGTGGCGGCATGACGGCTTTTGAACGCTTTGAGCATACGTTCTGGATGGGGATTGTGTCCGACGCTGAGGGAACGCTTAGGAGGGTGCGTTCCCTACGGGAGGAACTGCGCGTCAGTATCGTCGTTGACAAGATTCTGGACCGGTTTTATCCCGGAGCTGAATCCCCGTCCACAAAGGCCAACGAAGGCACGGTTGCAATGATTGACCTCCTGCTGGGTGAATACGACAGCTTGGACGAGGTGCCGTTTTGAGGAACAATGTCATTCAGTTTCCAGCAGACGGTAGCGGTCCTCGTGATCTGGCGAGCACCATCGAAAACCGGCGCAAGGCGATGACGGTCAAGGAAGTCGCAGACGTGCTCGGTGTGAGCGACAAGCAGATCTATTCGCTGGCGTCTCGCAACCTGATCCCATACTTCCGCGTGGGTGGTGCTCTGCGTTTCGACCCCTTCGCCATCGCCGCATGGCTGCGGAAACAACAGGCCGCAGCGTAAACGCAAAAGCCCCGGCGGAGAGCCGGGGCCTTTCTTTTCCACTTCCTAGACGCCGAAGTTGATTGCGTTCACCTTTTCCTGCGTCTCCGGCAGTTCAGCCGGAGACAAATAGCGCATCAAGGTCTCCATGTCGCTGTGCCCTGAATACGACATCACGGTGCGTGGGTCAATTCCTGCACGCAACATATTCGTAAGGTACGTCGCCCTAAATTTGTGCAAGTACCAGCGCTCGCACTGATCGCTCTCGACACAGCCCTCGCAGTGGCCGCAATTCAGTTCCGCCTTCTTCACCAGCCGCTTGAGCAAGTCGAGCCACTTCCAATTCGGAGTGTCGTTGCGAGTGCCAAGCACGAGCTTGGTGTTGGCGCGTTGCTCTTTCCATCGCTTGAGTTTTTCCAGCAGGTCCGTAGGGACCGGAACAACGCGCTCCTCTTTGTCCTTGATTTCGCGCCCGTCTTCGTCGCGCTGCTTGACCCGGATGACGCCTTGCGGCAAGTCGATGTCGGTCCAGCGCATGAACATCGCTTCCTGCATCCGCATCCCGGTCTTCAGCAAGACCTCGAACACCATGCGGTGATACGGGTCTGTGAGCGATCCGAAGAATACCGTCATCTCGTCCCGGCTGTATATTTCGACGACCTTCTCCGTGAATGTTGGCCTCTTCTCTGCCAGCTTCTTGGTGTCGATGCCGAGCCACCGAAGGAAGGCAAAAACGGATTGGTGTTTGTTGGCAATCGTGCGCGGTGAGTTGCCTTGTTTGCGGAGTGCACCGTACCAGCGGGTGATGTGTTGCTCCGTTAGCTCATCGGCGAACCGGACACCGGCGGAATTCATGAAGCTGTCGATTGCCGTGTTGAAGGTGAGGACCGATTCGGCCTTGCCTCGGTCTTCCTGCCGGGAGACATACGCCTTGGCCTTCTTCTTCAGGTCAATGCGCCCCGGCGTCTCGACAATCTTCGCGCCGGCATCCTCGGCGGCGACTTGCGCGACCAAAGTCTTCTGCTTCGTGTCCTGTGCAGCACGAGCAAACGTCGCGTCGTCGCCCACGGATTCCCAAAAGGTCTTCCCTTCGATGACCCACCGAAGCTGGTACTTGCCGCCTTCAAACTGCTTCTGCGCAGCCCCGAGCTGCGCGTATCCGGGCCGGACCTTGTTGTTCCGGCCAATCGCCGCCGGATAGCGTTTCCAGCCCTCCTGGGTTTTGCACAGCAGGTACAACGACACCTTCGGCGCTCTATCGACCAT